ACTTACTATCGAGCTTAAATAAGGCTTTACGAGGATAGAGGTATATTATAGCGGTCTTATAAAGGGATATAGCATAGAGGTATCTACAAGGCTCACTATAAAGACTTTGTAATGAATAGGTATGCTGGTATCAGATTAATATATAAATGGCTTAGAAGAGCTTAGAAGAGCTTGAGCAATAGTTATCCACAGGATTAGATGAGTTATCCACAGACAAACATAAGGCAGTTTAAACGCATGAATGATAAACCCAATGATATCAATGAGTTACAAGCATCAGAGGAAGTCTTATACAAGAGTTATCCACAAGCAGATAATGTTGAGTCCTCTGAATCCCTTGCTACCATTGAGCCACAAGAAAAGTGCTTAAAAAATGAGCAGGAAAAACGCAAGAGAGGAAGACCCCGACACCTTATTTTAGCGACCACCCAATTGGAGGTTTATAAATTAAGTAGAGTAGGTACTAGGCATGAAGATATCGCTATACTGTTAGGTTTCTCTGAAGATACTCTTGCCAAATATTATCGTAAAGAATTAGATAAAGGTAGAATAGAAGCTAATGCCGCAATAGCTGGTACATTGTTTGAGAAAGCTAAACAAGGTGATACCGCTGCTATGTTGTTTTGGTTAAAGACTAGAGCAGGTTGGAGTGAAAAGATTACTACAGAATTAACTGGAGAAGGGGGTACCCCCATTAATATCAAAGTAATAACTGGTATAGATTAACAAACCCCAGTACCTTATATTATATTATCTTATCTTATCTAGTATAGTCAGGGTATATACAAAGTCTATACAATGTATATACAACTTTAAATCAAGGAAAAATTATGAATGATGCACTAGCAAAAATGATAGATGAAATTCAACAAGTAAGAAATACATATGGTAATGGTGGTGTAGGTAATGTATCTAATCAAGAAATGCAAATGTTTAACGCAATGGCAAATAGTGCAGGTAATAACTTTACATCCCCTATTGAAGAAATGAGAGCATTACAACAAAAAGGAGCATCTGGTGCTGGTTTTTTAAGTGATGTAGAAATTAATAGGTTTATGCAATTAAGAAATCAACTTAATCCTAACTTACCACAAGAAAAACCATTAGCTACAGTATTAGAACCAGTAGATATAGATGGTGCTGGTCAAATGAGTATAGAAGAATTAACAAGGTTTCTTCAAAATTCAGAAAGACTAGGAAGAAGTGGGAATTAATATGTGGTCATGTCATTTATTTGTAGGATGTCATTTTGGTATAGAATGGTATGAAGCTGAAAAAGTAGACAACTCTAAAAACAAAACACATTATAGTTATGTCATTATAGATTTAGGATGCTTACGCATACAGAGATGCGAGAAATTGGAGAATGTGTGATGAGCCTAAACTTAAAGAAGAAGATAAACAAAAAACTAAAGAAGAACGCCAAGAAGAATTACGCAGATGGTTTGAGTCTATGAGTGATTGTGTATGAAAGGTGTAAAACATTATTTAAGAAATGGTACAGAGCATAAAGGCTCTATGCACACTATGGCAAATGGAACTGTACACACTAATAAAAGCCACACTAAAACATCTAAAAGACTTTTACATTTTGCTGACCTATCTAAAACAGCTAAAGTTAAAGCTAAAACATAATGGCTATAGATTACAGAGGAGAAAAATTTTCTGGGTATAACAAACCTAAACGAGCTAGAACTAAAACTAAAAAGTTTGCTGTATTAGCTAAAGAAGGAACTACAGTTAAATTAGTACGCTTTGGTGATGCTAATATGACGATTAAAAAAGACCAACCAGCTAGAAGAAAGTCTTTTAGAGCTAGACATAAATGTGATGAAAAGAAAAGCAAATTAAGTGCAGGCTACTGGTCTTGTAAAAAATGGTAATTTAAATTAACTAAAGGTAACGACCTCGTAAGAGAGTTACATATTATGAAAAAACAAGTATCAACAGGCTATAAAGCCAGAAAGCCACAAAAAGAAATACACGAACTTGTTAAGGACAATAGATTTGTAGTAGTAGTTGCACATAGGCGTATGGGTAAAACTGTATGTGCTATTAATCAACTAATACATAGTGCTTTAAACTGTGATAAACCTAATCCTAGATTTGCTTATATAGCACCAACATATAACCAGTCTAAAAGAATAGCTTGGGATTACCTACTAGAATACACTAGACCTTTAGGTGGTAAGGCTAACATAGCTGAATTGCGTGTAGACTTCATGGGTCGTAGAGTGTCTTTATATGGTGCAGATAATCCAGACAGTTTGCGTGGAATATACCTAGATGGATGTGTGTTAGATGAAATAGGAAACATTAACCCTACTTTATTTACAGAAATTATTAGACCTGCTTTAGCTGACAGAATCGGCTACTGCGTAGCAATGGGTACACCCAAAGGACAGAACCACTTTAAAGACTTACGAGATAGAGGTAAGAATAAAGATGGGTGGGAGTTGTTAGAATTTAAATCTTCTGAAACCAACATACTTGATAAAGGTGAGTTGTTAGCTGCCCAAGCAGAAATGGGTGAAGATAAGTACCAGCAAGAATTTGAATGTAGCTTTAATGCTCCAGTAGAAGGAGCTTATTATTCATCTATTATTAATAAATTAGATGAACAAAAACAAATTATAGATATACCTAAAGACGAACTAGCAAGAACATACACAGGATGGGATTTAGGAATATCAGATAGCACTTGTATCTGGGTAGCACAATTAGTTAATAAAGAAATAAGACTTATAGATTTTGTAGAAAATCATGGAGTAGGTCTGGATTACTATGTTAATTGGTTACGAGAGCATGACTATATGTACGCAACACATATACTTCCACATGATGTGGCTGTACGAGAATTAGGTACAGGTAAATCAAGAAAAGAAATGTTAGAGGAAGCAGGGTTAAATATAACCATTGCCCAAGGGGGAGGCTAAAATCATCTTACTTTACGTGGAAAATAATTAATTTAAATGACACGACTACACGCTTTTCGCCTTAATTAAGGTGATTTTATCTCTCAGCTGAATTATTAAACAAAGATCAACAGCGCTTAATCGCTATGTAGGATTTCTTGCTCTTCGTATTTAATTCTTTGAGTCAAAACCTCTGATCGATTTTGAGCTACAACAAATAAATTAAATATGCCGTGTCATAAATTGACTATTGGCATCTGGCTGATAATCGCCGAACGGTCCACAGTATTC